ATCATGGGTTTGGCGAGGCCGAGCTTGTCGCATACTGCGTAGAGTGCCGCCACAGCGTCACGTGGCGTGCTGTACTCATGCTTTCCACCAACGTCGAGGTCACAGGCGAGGGTCTTGAACCACGCGGACTTCTCCTGCGTGCGACGCACCTTGCTACGCCCTGTGGACGGGTTGGTTTCGATATTGTCTTCAAACGATCCTACCGCGAAGAATACAGTCGCAGCAGTTTTATCAATTCGTTGGACGCCTTCAACTAACGCGTCGATGGTATCAAAGTGCTCATTCCAATGGCGTGAGCCTTGGTCGACAGTCAGAACGTAGTTGCCTTTGTCCGGTAGTACCTTTTGTAAAAACGATATAGTGTCCATGCGTTCTCTTTCGTACATGTGTCCACTGATGGGGGCGGCGAGGTAGAGAGTGGACACCCCCTCTACCTCTTTAATAGTGGTGATCAAGCCACTAGCCGCATTGGGTTAACCAGATTACTGGTTACGAAAACATATCGTCAAGCGCTTTCTCCAAATCAGACTTGGATTCAGCAGTTTCGACAACAGTGTCTTCCTCTTCTTCATAAGCATCCTCAACAACCGGAGCAGCTTTCGCGGCCTTGGCTGGTTTGGCGGGCTTATTTTCAATCGCCGGAGCAGACTCAGACGCAGCGAGCTGTGGCTGAACCATTGACATCGGGATCGTACGCACCGCAGCTTTGACCATATCGGACTTGCTGACTTCCTCGATCTTCTTCACAGCTTTCTCTGGCACGAAGCCTTTGCGCTTGAGGGTGATCTTGGGGAAGTCTGCGTTGTCATCAAAGCCCAGCTCTGTCACAACTTCCTCTGGAATAAGGCCGTAGTTGTTGAGCTCTTTGAAATACTCACGCAGTGCTTTCATGCCGGAGACGGGCACAGTCAGGGAGTATACCTTACCGCTCGGGTCTGCTGCAGGAATGATTGCCAAGTGGCGCTGATCAGAACACAGCTTGCTCTTTGCACCAGACGGCGTCAGCTTGCTACCTAGTACGTTATTAGGGCAGGTCGCACACGCGTTGTGCACGGGAGCCTCTACGCTTGGGTCAGGGCGGATGCCATCGTTGCTAAAGCAGTCTGGGCGCAGATCAGTAGCGTTCGGATCGTACGGACGACCGTAGTACACCTTTGACACGTTCGGGTTTGCACCGACAATCACAGCATCCAGTGAGATACCAACGGTGGTCTCTACACCATCCTCGACCAAACGGTAACGGCTGGCGCGGGTTGAAATGCGTGGGAAGGGAAAGCCATCGCCAGAGACGATCGCTGACATTGTCGCAGACTTCTTACTGGTATCAGCTTTACGCTCGGCGATACGTTGGGCAATGTGCGCTGGTACATCTAAGTTTACTAAGTCACTCATTTTGATTTCCTCTATAGTTTAACTGGCTGCACGTACGTTGAACGCACGGTAGCTACTGAAATTGACACCGGGTGGTGTCTCACCTTGCTCGTCGATGTATGCCTTAACAGCGGTCTTGCTGGCACGCTTTTCGATGAGGTCCCACGCTTCTTCCTCTTGCACGAAGCGAAAGAAAGATTCTGGTTCTGCGACAGTGCATGTGTAGTGCGTCGACCAGTAGGCAGTGCCGTTTGTGGTCTTGATGTTCTCAAGCCCGTCTTGCTCAGCACGCTCAGTGATCCACTGCTCTAACAGCGCCATCTTTTGTTTCACTTCAGCGACGCGGGTCTTCGCATCTTTTTCGATCGCGGTAATCTCGGCGCGAAGTGATGTGTACTGCTTAACCGCAGTCTGGTAATCCATATAAATCTCCTTCTACTGTTACTGTTTGTTACTCGTTTACACCGTTTACTAAAGACAGAAAGTCCGACAGAACTCGCTGCTTCAATTCTAACCGTCGGTAGAGCTCTCGCTCGAAGCCTGTCGCATACACGTGGTACACAACCGTCTTACCTTCAGTATTCAATCTTCTGATACGCGCATTAGCTTGTTCGTAGCTTTCTAATGAATAAATTGGCGCGTACCAAATTATGTTCTTTGCTCGCGTCAGTGTCAAGCCATGTGATGCAACTTTCGGATGCGCTAACAATATCTGAATCTCATCTGTATCTTGGAACTTACGAAATATCTCGTCACGTGCTGTCTTGCCTACGTCACCGTGCACTGCTGCTACATCGTACTTCTTGTCCTGCAGAATTTTTAACAGTCTATCCTGAACTCCGCGTAAAGGCACATAGATAATTACTTTGTCACTTATCTCTTCAATCATTTCTAACAATGTATCAATGCGGTCACTATCGTCGAACACTACATGGTTACCGTCGCCGTCGTACGCAACGCCGCAGCTCACTTGCAAGAGCTTTTGGAACAGCACCGCTGCGTTAGCTGCAGTGATGTTGGCGCTGGCGATCACGGCCTGCTCTTTCATTTCTTTGTACGCTTCTAACTGTGCTTTGGTCAGCTCGGCTTGGCGATACACGAATGTAGTTGGTGGTAAGTCTTTACACTCGGCAAGGCTGAACCGGATTGACGGCTGCATTACGTTTTTACATATATCCAACGCCTCGGGGCGTGGTATCCATTTGAACGTAGTCACGCGCTGCATGACTAGATCACGAAACGCAGTGTAGCTGCGCGGCAGAGTCTTTGACCCAACCAGCTTAGCCAGCGACCATGCGTCGACTGGCGTCTGTGCAATCGGCGTGCCCGTCAGCATCCACAGCCACGGGTTGTTCTCCTGCACAAACGACCAGAAGGTTTTGAACCGACGAGAGTTCGGCGACTTAACTGCCGTTGCTTCGTCGTAAATAATCAAATCAAACTCGTCGAGGTGATCCCGCACGGTGGTGAAGCCGTCGTGGTTAATGATCGCGACCTGCAACCCCGGGGTCTCCAACAACTGCAGTCGACGCTGCTTCGTGCCAGTAATGATCTTAAAGAAAAGATGTGGCACGTTGTGCATGATCTCACGACCCCACACAGGCTTCAGTGTCGACAGTGGCGCGATAATCAGAATCTTGTTGACCACACCCTCACGCAGCAGGTAGTCCGCTGCCCACAATGTACTGATCGACTTGCCAGTACCCGGCGCGTTAAGACACAGTGCCCGACGATTGGCGACAAGAAATGCAGCTGTGTCACGCTGGTGTGACATCGGGGTAAACCGCCCCGGCCAGTCGTAGTAATGCAGGATAGGCGGTGGCGTCTTTTTGAAGCCCATGTTACGCAGCACCTGTACTTCTTCTACACCGTGGCGCACCGCAGTGTACGTCTGACCCTTGTGAGTAAATGTCTTAGCGTGTGGAATAACAGCGCACACCGCGTCATGCTTCGATCCGAGCACCAACTGTTTCTTATTCTCGACAATAATCATTAGGAGTCCAATGCAATCAGTGCTAGAAGTGGAGCGGCTAGTTCTTTTATGTTTGTAGTTACAGCAATCGTGTAGCGGTGTCCGTCGCGGAAATGCGCGAGCGCGTATCTTTCGCTACCTGAAGAAAAATCAGATTCAGTTAGCACGACATAGTTACCCAATTTAGACGCCACGTTCTTACGAAACCCGCTATCCCCATAAAGCTCGCGCAGAGCGTCTATCAACATATATTCGTCGGCTGCCGTCGGCGGTTGCTCGTACGAACTTTTGGGTGGAGAAAAAAAGATTGTGGGTCTATCCCCCGCTCCGAAACTCATTCTGTGTCCTCAAGTATTTTATCCGGCAAGTCAGTGAGATTCTTTTCGTTAATCACGAAGCACTTACCATTAGCAGCGCGGATTTTGTTGATCTGTATATCCTGCCACGCTGATGTTTTGTTACCGCCGAACTTCGTCTCAATGCCAATGAACCGCCCGTTATGGCAACAGATAAAGTCTGGTATACCTTTAACCCCGAAGCCTGTCTGCACAGGCATAAACCAATAAACACCTAACTTGTTGAGTAACTCTTTGACTGCTTTCTTAACGTCGCCTTCATTTCGCATCGGCACATATCTCCTGCGCTGGACACCACTTGCACAATCCTGACGGGCGTGCCTTGAACGTACCTAAGTCGACTGCTTGTTGCACCATCTCCATACGGGTGTTGAGGCTCTGCCACAACAGTGCAAACTGCTTGCGGGTATAAGTAACGCTGTCCAAACGGTTGTGTGCCAGCCAGACAAACGCTGTCTTTACTTCGTCGACTTCTGGAAAACACAGCATGATCATGCAACTGAATAATTGGAGCTGCGCCGGATTGTCTCTCGGCTTTCCTGTCTTCCAGTCGAAACAATACGCTGTCTTTCCATCAATGACAAGTACGTCTGCGATACTTCTTAACCATACATCCGGACTAAACCAATCGCACGGTTGTTCGTTAAAATCTATCGCCATCTGGTGCTCGAATAGCTTGTCACCGTTTTTGCTCAGGATGCTGTCAACCAGCGCCTTGTAGCCTTTCGTCTCCCGCGTCAACTCAGCAGGGTCGCCCGTCTTGGCGTACTTCTCCAACGACTCATGCACACGGTTACCAAAAAGTGTGTACTGGTTACCGCTGTCTTGTACTCGTTTACTTACGTATAAGTAATCAAACTTCTGTGGACACTGCTCGAACGTCGACAGGCGACTGTACGAGATCGGGAACTTATTTTGCGAGACCATAACTTTCTCCTACTCCAACTTCACAGGCTAAAGGGATAGATTCCCGACACCACTTCGGAGCAAGAGATAAGGACTCAGTCATGTACGCTACACAATCAGTGACTTGCTCGTCTGGAACGACACAGACAATTTCGTCGTGGACGCTAAGCGCCACCGGGAATCGTTCGTTTACTCGAGCAGTCTGCCACAAAACAATGTGCCTTGCTAAGTGCTGGCACAAATTTTCCACCAATTTCCCGCCGTATATATAAGGTCTCGTCTTACCGCTCTGGTACGTCCACGCCCCTTCCTGCTTGTTGTGCTTGAGATCGTGGTAGTGAACCCCCGGCCATCCCGGCACAGCGAAGCCAGTGTGTGTTGTCAGTGCCCAACCGTTGACGTCCACAGCGCGTAAACCTTCACGGTTGAATATGTCGACCAACACGTTGTTCTCACAATGTGACCAGAGCTTCCGCACGTGACCGTGCAGCTCACGATACAACCCGACGATCTGCTGCGCTTCTTCTTCGCTAATGTTCTTCTTCGCCTGCACCCGCACCATCTCACGGAACGTCTTGTGCCCTGCACCATACTGAAGAGACAGCATGGCGATCTTACCCAGCATGCGCTCGGACTTATCTTCGGCGGTGATCTCTCTGCCATACAACTTTGTAGCAAAGTCACAATACAAGTCTGTCCCATCTGTGATCTTACGCACCACGTCCGCCTGTCCTGCGGCGGCCATCGCCACACGTAGCTCAATGTTCGCTGAGTCACCAACGACGACCTTGTGTCCGTGCGGTGCAATGATCGCTTCCCGTATGACACGGTCAGCCCCACGGTTGGGGATGTTCTGCGCGTTAATGCCGTTGCCCCCACTGAGTCGCCCTGTGGTCTTCGCACCCCAGTAGTTCAAATAGATAGGGAAGCCACGACCCCGCTCTGCAGTCTCGATCAGACGTTGTGCACGTGTTTCTGCGATCGTCGTCTTCACACCCAGTCGCGCAGCGACCAGCGCCTGTACTTCCGACTCGGGATGTTCTAACAGGGCAGTGAACGCCTTGTCCGATTTCGCAAACGCGTAGGCTTCTTTGCCTGTCCGCTTGCTCACCTTCTTGGGTGGCACGACCCCCAGCTCCACCAGCGCCATCGCCAGCTTGTCGTTCGACATCAGCACGTCTTTGTCTGCTTCGGTCTTCGCCAACAGCTGTTCTTTACGCACGATCTCTGCGTCGTAGTAGTCCTGCAGTCGTGCCTTGTTGAGCTGCAGTGAAGGCTCGGTAAACATCCGCACCGTCATATCGATAATCTTTAGTTCTAACGGAGAAGTAGTTTCCAACAACACCCGCGCCAGTGTGTCGGTCAGGGCGACGTCCATCCGGCAGTAGTCCGCGTAACGCTCCAACTGATCAGCAGGAAAGTCTGCACGGTGCAGCCCCAGTGCGTTCAACACTTCACTGCCCTTCTGCCCAATACCCAAGTGTTTCGCTAGGTTGGCCAGACTATGACTCGGTAACCACGAATAAGCGGCACGCCCCATAGCAAGGGTGTCCATCCACAACTTCGGCTTCAGTCCCAGTCGCTGCGTACAGATAAAGCCATCGAACATTGTGTTGTGGCAACAGACCGCGGTGTTCTTCCAGTCGAAGGCTTGCGCTAAGTACCGCTTCGTCTCGGCTTCCGTGCCACTGAACCATTCGATCTCTGCATCACGTGAAGGCTTTACGCCGACGCCGATTATCTCAAACTGCTCACCCAGAATGTACGCGTCCGTCTGCATCTTCGACAGTGAATAGTCCCTGTCATAAAAAGTTTCAAAGTCGATCGTAGCGAAATCGTTAATCATTCTGCCTCACCCATCACCTCGATCAGCTTGTCGACATAGTGACGTGCCTTGGCAATCTCCTGTGCTGCTTTGTCTTTCGTACCCATTCGCATGATGTACTTCAGAGCATTACCACGGTAGTACCCGATGCGCTGCTCCAGCGTCCATGAGTCGACCACGTCCCAAGGCTCGACGCCCATCTTCAGGTAGTGATCTCCACCGACTTGCTGATCTTTGGCGGTCTTGCGCGCCACGGGTTTAGTGTTTCGTTGGCGTTTCATTCAGTGCTCCTAATTTTAGTGTGATCATTTTCTTAGCGTCGCGTGCGACGTCGTTGACGAACTCAGGCTCCAGCCCGACGTAGTGGCACAGGTCTTGGAAATAACCCCGCGCAAAAAAGCACACCGCGTCCATGCGATACTTCGCTGTGTGTAAGTCCACGATCGCCTGTCGTAACACGGCGACCACAATACGTGCTTCTGGTGTGCGAGTCTCCACGCGCCGCCACAATACTTTCTCTATCGCTGTCCCGCGATTAAACCGCTTCATGTCGTACATAAGTCACCAGCAAAAATAATCGTTGATATATAAACCAAGCAGAAAGAATAACGACGTAGCGACACCAGCAGTTAGGATCGCCACCCATGCAAAGAAAGCAATTTCGAGCTTGGTCATGCGTTTTCTCCTTTTCAGTTTTGTCTTAATACTCGGAATCTGTCTGTAGGTATATGCACTACAGGCTCTATGTCTGCGTTATCTCGGGTTTGCACAGTCCGTCCGCCCCAACGAATATCAACGCGGTGTTCTGGGTCAAAGACGTACAGCCCAAGCGCATCGTTCCATTGGACAGCAAACATAAACTTCAGTCCGTTTTTATGAACATACTCCAGCCCCGCGTTCCACTTGCCCAGCGAGAGCATAATGTCAGGGTACTGTTTGTGGTCGCATTTG